GCAGACTTGATGATGCCGGGGATTTGACCCACGGTGATGGTCGGGACGTTGTGGATGGTTTGCGTTTCCATTGAGAAATACCTCCTGGTTGGTCAATGGTTAAAACAGAACGAAGAGAGCAATCACGAACCCAGTTACTGCAGAGGCCAGTGAAGCGAGCGCCACTTCCCAGGCGCTCATTTGTGCTTGACCTTGCGTGTGTATTTGGTCCGGTCCCGCACGATGCGGGGCTTGTATTTCGGGGACCGCAGGTCGCGGCCCAGTGCGCGGTTGGGTTTCATGATTATTCCTCTCTTCCGCCCCAAGGCAGCGCAGAACGCACCCCTGGAAGCTCGCTTTCGTGAACGACATGGATTGTGCCAAGCTTGTAACGGTCCATGAGTTTTGATGCCACGCGCTCAGCACGTTTGCTTCCGGTCTTTTCGTCAGCAACGTAGGCTTGGCCTGGGCTGCTGTGGAACCACTGCCATCGACGGCGCTGATAATTCCAGATGTCACCCTGATCGTTCAGGATGTAGTAGGCTGCTCTTGCCATGATTTACCTCTTCACAAACGGGGTTGCGTTGAATTGCAGCGGGGAAACGTCTTCCCAGCCACAGGCCAGCAGATCATTGGACTGCACTGGCCTAGCGCCAGCACCCAGTGACCATGTGATATGGAACGTGCCGCCGTCAGGACGCCGCACAGAGCCATTGACTGCGACCACCAAGGCCTCGACCTCAGAACTGAACGCATGGCCAACCACGGCCAACTGAGCGGGCGCTGGCTTGATTGCATCAGGTCCGAATTGAAAGGTGATATGATGCGCCACCGTCCTGGGGTGGAGCGGCGGAAAGATGCGCAACAATGTTTCGCGTGCAAGCGGCGTGATTTTCCAGCCGGAATAAAGCGCGGGCTTGGTGATGGTTGTCGTCATTTTGCACCTCAGAACAGGGGTTGAAGGGTCTCGCCGTTTTCGATGCGGCGGGTTATGTCAGCAATTTCGCGCTCGACCATATCGGCCTCGTCAATGCGACGATGCCATTCGAGGTCGGATGCGCGGGCCTGCAGTTTTTTGCGATATGCAATCAGGCACATCAGGTTTGGATCAGCCATCATGCACCCCCTTGAGTTCGATGATGTTGCCCGCTGTCGAGACGTAGAACGGGACATGCACAAACGAGACACGAGCCTCGCACCCAAGGTTGCGGCGGATGCCAGCGGCCCATTGCTCAGCCCTGCATTCGCCCAGGTCAAAGGTTTCTTCCTGGGTTTGCCCGTTGATTTCTGTGATGTCGATGGCTGGGAACGTAACGTCCGTTGACCAATCATCACTTGGTTTTATGCGGAACTCAACGCGCCATGCGTTTGGTTTGTTTGCCATGTTGCACCTCCTGAAGCATTTCTATGGCTGTATTGATTTCGTCCTGAGCGGGGTCGATGTCGTCTAGCGACACAGCCCCGTTTAGGATTGATTGCGCAGACTGCAGACTGATCAGCGCCTGATTGAGCGCTTGGTCACGGGTCATGCGAAGTCGCCACCCTGGGAAAACAAGGTCTCGCCTGTTTCGCGGTCGGTGACCATGACCCAGGCCGTGCCTTCCCACTTGGTCTCTTCGTCTGCCGCCAACAATGCAGCCTCGCGGCTGCGAGTGTAGACGGTGCAGGTGGAGCCGTTCCGCTCTGTCACCGCCATCATGTAGCGAGCGCGAGTTGCTTGGGCCATTGCGTCAACGGCCTCTTGCGCAGTTTGTGTCCCGGTCATCATTTCCCCCTTGCTTGTTGGAATGCCGCCATGCGGCGTTTCTGTGCGTTGCTGACAGGCTCGCGTGATGATGCCGCTTGAGCCTTTGTTACTTCGATGGTCGCATGCCACCGCATCAGCGCCATCTTTGCGACGACGATGGCCAATGATCTGCGTGTGGGCAGACCACGATCTGCCAGTGCCTCTTGGGCAACGTCAGCAATTTCGCGGATTGAAGACTGCGAATGCAGGATGGTTTCGAATGATGACTGCATGTCATCAGCGATTTCTGCGAGCTTGTCGTTTGATACAAACATAGGACCTCCAGGTCTCTAGGGTTGGGCTGGTGTTCAGCCTTGAGCGGAGCGCTCATGACTACCCCGGCGCAAGACCGGGGCAGGGATGAATTCTCAGTCAGCGTGCTCGACAATGACGCGCAGGGTGACGCTTTCGATGTCGAGGGGGATCGTCTTGCCGTTGGCTTTGACGTGCGTGTCAATGCCCAGGTCTTCCAGCATGCCATCCCAGAGGTCCGGGTGCAGCGGGTTGTTGAAGTCTTCACGGTACAAGGTGAGGGTTTTCATTGCGCTTCCTCCTGAGGTTTATTGCGCCGCCACCAGCGGGATGCTTGCAGTGCCCATCTGGCTTTGGTTGGAAAGTCGATGCCTGGCGAGACGCCGATGACCTTGAGCCCCTTGTCGGTGGTGCGTAGCTCAAGGGACCGCGACCCTTCGCGCACCAGCACGATGGTCAGGCCGTTGTGGTTTTCGAAGGCGGATATGGTGGGCTGTGTCATGCCGTGTCCTTTCAATCGGTGAATGCGCCAGTTGCTGCGGCCTCTTGCCAGATGCCGCCCTCGCCAGTTGCTTGGGTCAGCAGGTCGAAGCCGTCACTGTAATCGACGATGACTTTGACCACTGGACCGTATCTGTTGAAATCGTCCTCAGCCTTGCGAGCCAGCGCCGCTTTTTTGGTGCGCTCGCGGATGCTGTAGCAGTCGCTGTCGGTGAGGTGCTCAGCGTACCAATATGTGAGTTTCATGATGCGTCCTTTTCAGATGGTGTTGGCGAGAACTTTGAGGATGGCTTTTTCGGGGCTGTCGGCATCCCGTGACAGGGTGTCTTCGGTGATGTCTTCGCCGTCGAACGCCGTCCATTCGGGCGTGTTCCAGTGCGGCTTGTCGAGGTGTGTCGTGCGGGTTGCAACCGCGACCACTTGATCCGGCCAGCTTGGCGAGTAGGCCTTGACCAGTTCGAAGACCGTGTCGCTGATCTCTTCGCGGGTCCGTTCAAGGCTGAATGTGTAGCCGTTGAACTCGAAAGTGTCTTTGTCGCTGATGGTGACGGTGATGGTCTCGCCGGACCAGTTGGAAGCGTTGGTAGTAATGGTCTGCATGTGTACCTCCAGGTTTGTCATGCGGTTGATGGTCTCGCTCATATCCCGGCGCAATGCCGGGACATAACAGAGACCACCACGCTCAGAGCCTTGCTTAGGGGCTCGTCTTTGCAATGGTGGTAGTCTGGTTTGGTCATTACAGCGCCAGCCTCAATTGGGTTGTATTGGCTGGATGATCCCGGCAGACGGGCTTGACGTGGGCAGTTGTGACCTACTGGCCTGTACCAGCTTCGCCCGGGTAAGCGTGGCGTCTTGATGCGCCCTTGCGGCTCCGGTGCTAACCGACCCCTGCTTCACGGACGGTTCGCGCTGTTCCCGCGCTCTCCCCGTGTGGCCCCCCAGTTGGCGGGGGGTGGGTCGGTCAGTCGTTATGTAACGACAATCCGGATAATACCGATTTCTAATGGCACGTCAATAACATTATTGACGGTTATGTAATTTATTTTCAGAGGGGCTCTGAGCCTGGGCTCCAGGGGTTGTGCCCGTGTCATGTATATGTGTCAGACCGTGCAGGTTGCGCACTCATATATATATACAGAAAAAAATCTGCACCTGATGACAGGGTCCAGGTGGGTTGAATGTGACCAAAACTGGCATGCCTCCAGGATGGCCTAGGATGGCTCAGGAGGGGCCATCTCTGTTTTCGGCACCCCTGGCCTAGGTTGGGTCTGAGTTCGCAAACGATCACGATTTGTTCGCAAATGTTCTCATTTTCGTGTGTTGACTGGTCAATATTTGACTTCGACGGGGACGATAACCTGGATAAGGTGGATAAGGTGTATAAGTTGGGCCTTGGCTATTTGTTCTCTTCGGTCGAAAGCAGCGCAGCCGACAGGCGAGCAGCGCATGGATGTGTGCCCATTTTGGTCATGGTCCTAGAATGCCCTAGGATGGCTCAGGATGCGCAAGTCGTCTGAGGTAGGGGTTGGGTAGGGTAGGGTCTGAGTTCGCAATTGTTCTCTATCTGTTCACATTTGTTTGCGCCGTGGTATATTGACGGCTCAATACACGTCAACAGGATAGGACCCTGCACCATGAGCGATAAAGATGACAAGAATACAACCGACACAGGCGCACCCTCCAAGGCAGCGCAGCCGACAGGCGAGCAGCCAGACAACGTGATCCGCATAGACGGCAAGGGCAAGAAACGCATGGGCAAACCATACAGGGGACAGACACAGGACCCTGACAGGCCTCTCACACCAAAGCAGGAACGGTTCGTCAGAGAGATGCTGGAGGGGAAGAACCCAAGTGATGCATACCGTGCAGCGTACAACACAGAGAACATGAGCACTGGCACACTGCACACTGAGGCATCAAAGCTTGTTGCGCACCCTGCAATAGCCAAAAGGCTGAGGGCCGGGATGCAGAGAAAAGAGGAGGCGGCATTGCATCAGGGCCTCTCTTTGCGGCGCTTTGTTCTCGACAGGCTACAGCACGAGGCACTGCATGCAGACAGCGACAGCAGCAGGGTCAGTGCATTGGTGGCTCTGGGCAAGGTGACGGAGGTGGGGCTGTTCACTGACAAGCTAGAGGTGGACAGCAAAGACAAGAGCCCGGAAGAGGTGCGGCACCTGCTAGAACAGAAGCTCAAGGCTGCGTTTGGTGATAGCTAGGCCCTTGATATCACTGCATTCTAAAGTCGCATAAGATATATTATGGAAAATGCCGGGGCTCTGCAGTGCATGCAGGGCCCTCAGCATGCCAGGGAATGGCCGGAGATTGACGGGTCAGCATTCAGCAGTTCCAGGGCCCAGCAGAGGGGTACTCTGCCCTGTGCGGCCAGTGGACGGAATCATCAACCCCCACCCCCGCAAATAGTCAGCGGGTCCCTGCATGATCAACCTACATGGCATTCCACTCATTCAGTGACCAACATTTGCCAAACAGCACATTACATATCAATACATAACATTATTGCTACATATAATTACATAGCATTATTAATACATAAAATTACATACAATTATTGCTACATAATATTATGCAAAAATATTGCTACATACTAATCAATACAGTTATTGCTACATAAAGTTACATAACTTTGCTTGGGTCCCATCGGGTCCCATAAAATTTGCATTATGATGTTGCGCATTGCAGTGTAAGAGCATATAAAGAACACCTGTTCCATATCAAAGGAGGTACTGATGAACTTATCATTGTTTAAATTCGGGGATGGCGACCGCTGGGGTTTCTCTCTCTTGGGCTTCATTTACGATGGCGCTAAGCCTGTCTGGTTTGATTTCTCTGTGGTCGAGCTTCACACCTATGACTGGACGCGCTCTCTCTTCTCTGTCGGGTGGGATCACAATGGTCTGCACCTTGATTTTCTCTTCATGCATGTTTCTTAGATGATGCTTGAGGTTGAGGCCGTGGGCCATCGGGAGATGGTTGTCTGGTGGACGAACGAAAACACGCACAAGATTTGCTCGTTCTATGACTACCGTCTCTCTGAGCAGCGCGTAGATGCCATCGTGAACCGAATACTTGAGATAGAGGGGGTGAAGGATGTTGGAAACTAAGATCATCGACAATGTGATCCATTTCTTTTGGAAGGGTTACGCAATCGGAACGGCCTACACCATTTCAGCCAACCAGACGATGGTTAAAAAGCCATTCCCTGATGTGGTTAATAAAATTGTGCAGCAGGTGTCGATCACAGAGGGTCAACATAACCTGAGGTTGCGCTGGCTGAAATACAAGACGGACATCAGATACGGCATGCATGTTGTCACGTCGTCGAGGTATTTATGAGCGAGTTTGCGAAATGGCGAAACCGGACGGGTGGCAAAAAGCTCTCTAATACGGCGCTCTTTAAAGCATCCCGTTCGGCCTACGAGGCATGGTGCCAAGCACAGAACATGGACCCAAACTGGGGCAAAAGCGGGTTCAAGGCTCAAACCATGGAGTGGGAGTGGGTGGCTAAGGCTGTCCTCTCAGCCTATCATGAGGCTGGGTACATCGTTCTGCATCAGGCCCTGTCAAAGGCAATGCGCAACCTTGCAGATGAAATCGACAAGGAATTGGAAAAATGAACGTGCCGCCGTTTAAAAGAGCGGGATTGCCTGTTCGCGGTTCAATAATCAACGACACACTCACCAGACGGGGCGCAGAAGCCATCGCCAGGGAAATCCGCTTCCGGTGGAACGATGCTGGTTATAACGTCAATGTGCGGGTCGAGAGGGAAGGCAAAGTGTATTGCGTGAGGTCAAACCTCGTAAACGGTCTCCCACCAAGGGATGCAGCGGCAAAAATCAAGCTGGTGGTGTGGTGATGAAATGACGCCCGCACAATGCAGAGTTCTCCACGCTGGGTCTATCGGCCTTAAGGTTTTCCGCTCTAACAGGCGGGCAGCTCAGGCCAGCAAAACCACTATCCTGGTGCCCAAGAGAACAATCGACGCAATGGTGAGAAAGGGCCTCCTGCAGCATGCAGAAGGCTTCAACGAATACGAGCCGTCCAATGATGGGCTGGATCGCTTTGTGAAAATGAGAAAGGATTGGACCTATGAAGCACTTACTTGACCGATACTTCGGCCCCAAGCTCGACGCCTACCACCGCCTCAAGGAAGGCGAAACCACCGTTATCGACCGCGACGATGTGGCCCTCGTGCTTAATGGCAATGACAAGTTTCAATTCTTCGTTCGCGAGGACCTGAGCCTCAGCGAAAGGGGCATGGCTATGGTCGAAATATACTTCCGCATGGTTCAGGACCCGAAATTCGCGCAAGAGATGATCGATGCGGCAAAAGCAAGGATGTGACGGCTTCCGTTTCAGGATGCTTGTGGAGGAAGGTAGGCTATGATGGGCAAGGGTGGAGGATACGCCGGGGTGGCAAAGATGGCTAAGCATAATAAACTGCATGTTAAATCAACAGGGAGCCAAACTCAGGTCGATATTTCTGCAGATGTTGTCGATGGCCTATACGTCACGGGATATTCCGTTGCCGTCGAATGCGCATCCGTTGCATATCGTGAGCATATAAACACGGCTCTTCAACAACCAATCCACCTCGCTGACCTTGGCATGGCGCTAACAAACACGCTAAATCAGCACCTAAACCATGTAAAATGCCTGATAAAAGCCAACAAAACAGCGAAAAAACAAGGTTTCTAGTATTATGTCAAATAAGCCTCCGGTGAAGATGTGGGACGAAGACCCAGCCATGTCGTATGTTGACTTTCTGGAAAAGAAGGTGAAAAACCTAGAGAACATGGTGAGAACATTGCAAGCACAGCTTGAGACAGAGAAGAAGAGGCCGAAATGACACCAAAGCAAAAGCGCGTTCTGGACTTCATCAAGTCGTACTGGGACGCAAACGGCTACGCCCCCAGCTACCGTGAGATCATGGATGGTGTCGGCATGAAGTCTATGGCCCACATCTCAGGCATGATCCGTCAGCTTTCGGAAAGAGGTTTTATCGTCAAGATGCCTGGAAGGGCCAGAAGCATTCGCGTCACTGAGTAATTATTGACACGTCAATAGTTGCAGCGCATTCTCAAACAATGCTGACCGCTAACGAAATCGGCTCTTTCATATCGCGCCTCCATGAGCTTCCCATTGAGGAGCAAAAGGAGATATTAAAGCTCGTTGAAAGCTATGAAAGCAGCCAGAAGATTATTGATGCAAGGCAGAGCTTTTTGTCTTATGTCAACTTTCTCTGGCCAGAGTTCATCCACGGGCGTCACCATGAAATTATGGCAGAAGCTTTCGAGCGAGTGGTTAAAGGCGAGCTCAAGCGCCTCATCATCAACATGCCACCCCGACACACAAAGTCGGAGTTCGCATCAATCTACATCCCGTCCTGGTTCATGGGACACCACCCCAACAAGAAGATCATTCAGTGTTCAAACACGGCTGAGCTTGCACAGGGGTTCGGTCGAAAAGTCCGTGACATCGTCGGGTCAGAGCAGTTCAAGGAAATCTTCCCAGGGGTCGAGCTAAAGGCAGACAGTCAGGCCGCTGGTCGGTGGGCCACAAGCGGCAGGGGTGAGTATTTCGCTATCGGTGTCGATGGTAAGGTCACTGGTAAGGGTGCTGACCTGTTAATCATTGACGATCCGCACTCAGAGCAAGAGGCAAAACAAGCCGCCCGCAATCCAGAGGTTTTTGACAGTGTCTATGAATGGTACGTTTCAGGCCCGCGCCAACGGCTTCAGCCTGGGGCCGCTATTATCATCGTCCAAACGCGGTGGTCTAAGAGGGACCTTACGTCCAGGGTTCTCAAGGACAGCATTGAAAAGGGCGGTCACAGCGAGTGGGAGGTTATTGAGCTTCCTGCCATCCTTCCGTCAGGCGACCCAATCTGGCCTGAGTTCTGGTCTAAAGATGAGCTTGAAGCCCTTAAATCGGAGCTCCCTCCGTCGAACTGGCTTGCTCAGTACCAGCAAACACCCACGGCGGAAGAGGGCGCTATCGTCAAGCGCGAGTGGTGGAAGCGATGGGAAAAGAAAAACCCACCCCCCTGCGAGTTCATCATTCAGTCCTGGGATACGGCCTTCGAAAAGACCCAAAGGGCTGACTATTCAGCGTGTACGACCTGGGGTGTGTTCTGGAAGGAAAGCCCGGATACAGGCCGCCCAGAGGCGAATATCATCCTCCTTGATGCGTTCAAGGACCGGATGGAGTTCCCTGAGCTTAAGCGCGTAGCTTACGAGACGTACCAGGACTGGGAGCCTGATAGCTTCGTGGTCGAGAAAAAGGCCTCTGGTGCGCCGTTGATCTATGAGCTTAGGGCTATGGGCATCCCGGTGCAGGAGTTCACCCCGGCTCGCGGCAACGACAAGGTTGTTCGTGCGAATGCTGTTTCAGACCTGTTCGCTTCAGGCAAGGTGTGGGCCCCGGAGAGGCGCTTTGCTGAGGATGTCATTGAAGAGTTTGCCGACTTTCCATCAGGCGAACATGACGATTACGTGGATAGCTCCACACAGGCTTTGCTCCGGTTTAGGCAAGGCGGCTTCGTCGCGACAGACATGGACGAGGATGACGATGAGCTACCAACGCGCTTTCGTGAGCAAGAATATTACTAATGTTGGTGTTTGAGAATAAAATGTGTATATTCCACACTGACGGGTCAGGAGATACTTGATGGCGACAAATGTGGATCGTGCTCTAACGCCAGCAGATATTGGCGACGAGGAAGAGGATTTCGAAGTAACATTTGAAAATCCTGATATGGCAATAGCTGAAAACCCAGAGGCCGTTGTTATTGAAAACGATGACGGCTCCGTCACTCTTGAGTTTGGCGAACAGGAGATGGAAGCTGAGCATGGCGACAACCTTGTTGAGTATCTATCCGAAAACGACCTGAGCCTGATTTCGCAGGAATTGATGGCATCATACGATGCTGACGTGCGATCCCGCAAAGATTGGTCAAAGACGTACACAAAGGGCTTGAAGCTTCTTGGCCTTGGCTTTGAAGACCGCACATTCCCCTGGCAAGGCGCGTCTGGTGTATTCCACCCTCTTCTCACAGAGGCGGTTATCCGTGCTCAGTCTCAGATGATGCTGGAGATGTTCCCGGCAGAGGGCCCAGCTAGAGGTAAGATGGTTGGCAAGGAGACGCCTGAAAAGATCAAGCAAAACCTTCGCGTTGAGACTGACCTGAATTATCACCTGACGGAGGTGATGTACGAATACAGAACGGACACTGAGCAGCTATTGTTTAACCTGCCTCTTGCTGGGTCAGCATTCAGGAAGGTGTATTATGACCCGACAATAGGCCGTGTCACAGCCTGTTTCGTCCCTGCTGAAGATTTCATCGTCAACTACGGCGCTACAGACCTCAGGTCGTGTTCTCGTGCGACACACCGCATGAAGAAGCCGATCAATGAAATCCTCAAGCTCCAGGCTGTTGGCTTCTACCGTGACGTAGACCTGCCGGATACAGTCCCTGAGTACAGCGATATTGAGAAGGCTGAGGGCGACATTGGCGATCAAGAGCCCACCATTGAGCATGACGACCGCCACACCCTTCTTGAGATGTACGTGGATTATGATGTTCCGGGCTTTGAGGATGAGGATGGCATTGCCTTGCCGTACATCATCACGATTGAGAAAGGCAGCGGCAAGGTTCTGTCGATCTATCGGAACTGGGAAGAGGAAGACATGTACCGCCAAAAGGTCATGCATTTCTCGCACTACAAATACATTCCAGGCCCCGGCTTCTATGGCCTTGGCCTTATCCACATTATCGGGGGGCTGGCAAAGTCGGCCACTTCCGTCCTGCGTCAGCTTATCGACGCCGGGACGCTTGCAAACCTCCCCGCTGGCCTGAAGTCGAGAGGGCTCCGCATCAAGGGAGATGACAGCCCCATCAAGCCAGGGGAGTTCAGGGATGTTGATGTCCCAGGTGGGGCCATCAAGGACAACATCACCTTCCTGCCGTACAAAGAGCCTTCAACGGTCCTGTACCAGCTTCTGACGGGTCTTATCGATGAGGGCCGTAGGCTGGCATCTGTGGCAGACCTGAAAATCTCTGACATGAACTCCCAGGCTCCGGTTGGCACCACGCTGGCTATCATCGAACGCACGATGAAGGTCATGTCTGCCATTCAGGCTCGTGTTCATGCCGCCCTGAAGGAAGAGCCTCGGATCATCGCGAGGACGATCAAGGACTACGGCAACCCGGAATATGAGTATGAGGTCGATGAGGGGGCAACTCGCGCCCAGGATTATGACGAGCGCATCGATATCATCCCGGTATCTGACCCGAATGCCTCAACGATGGCTCAGCGCATTATGCAGTACCAAGCGGCCCTGCAGCTATCACAGCAAGCGCCTCAGCTTTATGACTTGCCTGAGTTGCACCGTCAGATGATCGATGCTCTTGGCCTGAAGGAGGCTGAGAAGCTTATTCCGACCTCTGAGGAAGAGAAGCCAATGGACCCCGTGTCGGAGAACATGGCGCTCCTCAACAGCAAGCCTGTCAAAGCATTCCTGTACCAGGACCACGAAGCCCACATCCAGGTTCATATGGCGGCGTTGCAGGACCCGAAAATTCAACAGTTGGTTGGTCAATCTCCAATGGCCAAGGCAATCACGGCTGCTGCAGCGGCTCACATCCAGGAGCACGTTGGCTTCCAATATCGTCGCGAGATCGAAAAGCAAATGGGCGTGTCTCTACCGGACCCGGAGAAGCCGTTGCCGGAGGATGTCGAACTGCAACTGTCTCGCACCGTCGCAGAGGCTGCAGATCGCCTTCTCAAGAAGGATCAGCGCGAAGCCGCTCAAGAGAAAGCCCGACAGCAAGAGGAAGACCCGATCTTCCAGCTTCAGAGGGCAGAACTCGCCGTCAAGCGGGCAGAAGTCGAGCGCAAGGCGGCAGAAGACAAGATGGACGCAGCCCTCAAAGAGAAAGAGTTGGCCGTCAAGCTGGAGATCGAACGCAACCGTCTCGCATCGCGTGAGAAGGTTGAGGGTGCCAAGATTGGCCTTGAGGCCGTGGACAACATCCGCGAGGCACAAGCCAAGAACCGTGAGATTTCATCCAACGAGCATATTGAGGGAGCCAAGCTGGGCCAAAAGATCAGCGAGAAACTCCTTGATAACGCCAAGGAAGAAAAAAACGTCAATAAAAGTATTGACGAGAGTTAAGAAATAGGGGAGCTTAAACATTGACGGGTGATATTTTAACCCTTCTCCGGGAGATTATTCGTCGGGAAATGAATGACATTACCGATGATGTAGCGACCGGATCGTGCCAGGACTTTGGCCATTACCGTCACAAGACGGGAGTGATTGAAGGATTGGCCAGAGCCGAAAGGCACCTGCTTGATCTTCAGGCGAAGATTGATCAGGACGACGACTAAGGGACCGTGGCCCTTAACCACGAGCAAATAGGAGTAAACCATGGGCGCTAAGCTCAAAGAAGTACCAAAGGAAGAGGCGAAAGCCGCCAGCCAGCTTCCGAAACCAACTGGCTACCATATGCTAATTGCTTTGCCGGAGGTCGAAGAGAAGACCAATGGCGGGATTTATAAGCCAGACGAAACAATGGACATTGAACGCTTCTCGACAGTGACAGGAATGGTCCTTGCTATGGGCCCGGACTGTTACAACGACGATAAGAAGTTTCCGACAGGGCCTTGGTGCAAAGAAGGTGACTTTGTCGTCTTCCGGGCATTCCAGGGCACTCGTGTCAAAATCCACGGTAAGGAGTTTCGTCTCCTGAATGACGACAGCATCGAAGCTGTTGTCGATGACCCGACAGGTATCGTGAGGGCTGGCTAATGGGCAAAGCAGCAGAAGCGCAAGTTGAAGATCAAGACGATCTGTTTGACGAGGACCCGTCAGCAGATATCGAAATTGACATTGTAGACGACCGTCCTGAGGAGGACCGTGTTCCTCCGAAAAAAGAAGTCAAGGGTGAAGACGATCCGGACGACATTCCGGAGGATGAGCTTTCCTCTTACTCTGAAGCGGTTCAGAAGCGTATCAAGCGGCTCCGGTATGAATACCATGAGGAGCGGCGGGCACGGGAAGCAGCGGCCAAGCAAAGCGAAGAGGCCGTTCGTTACGCCCAGAACATCCACCAGGAAAACTCTCGCCTCAAGCAAATGCTCGAAAGCGGCCACAAGCAGCTTTCAGAGTACGCAAAGGCCCGGAGCGATGCAGAGATGCAGAATGCTCAGAAGGCCTACAAGGAGGCGTTTGAAGCTGGTGATACCGATGCGCTGATCGAAGCGCAGAACAAGATCAATGAAATCCTGCTGGACAGAGCCTCGTATGCCCAATCAGCGAGAGTAGCGCAGCCCGCTGCATCCCCTCAGCCAGCGCAACCTCAGGTCCAGCAGGACCCCTCAACTCAAGTACCAGATCAGAAGTTTGTGTCATGGTCACGGCGCAATCAATGGTTTGGTGACGATCCAGAAATGACATCATTCGCTTACGGCGTTCACGAAAAGCTCGTGAAGAGTGGCGTTGATCCCCGGAGCGACGACTATTACGACAGAATTGATGCTCGGATGCGTCAGGTATTCCCTGACCGCTTCGATGAAGAATTTTCCGTGGAGGACCAATCTCGTACTGGTTCATACCAGGCTGCGACTTCACGGAAGAAGCCCACTGTAGCACCAGCGGGCCGTGGAAATGGGCAACCGCCACGCAAAGTGCAGCTAACGAGAACCCAGGTCGCAGTCGCCAAGCGGCTTGGGCTTACCCCTGAGCAATATGCTAAGCAACTAGCCAAGGAGATGGCAAATGGCGCGTGAAAACGATGAGCGGACACCCCGTGAACTCGAAACCCGATCCACTGAGGAGCGCAAAAAGACTTGGGCCCCTCCCACCGTTCTACCTGAACCCCGGCATCAAGATGGGTTTTCCTATCGCTGGATCAGGACTGCTGCTTTCGGGCAAGCAGACAATACCAATGTCTCGGCCAAGTTTCGTGAAGGCTGGGAGCCAGTAAAGGCTAAAGATCATCCTGAGATGCAGCTTCTTACTGACCCCAACAGTCGTTTCCCGGACAACGTCGAAGTCGGCGGCTTGCTGCTTTGTCGGACGGCAACGGAGAACATGCAGATGCGTTCTGAATACTATGATCAGAAGGCTCAGCAACAAGTAAATAGTGTGGATCAGAATTACATGCGTGAAAATGATCCTCGTATGCCTCTTCTCCGTCCGGATAAGAAGACGAGGGTTGATTTCGGCAGGTCATAGTGGCCTGTCGGTAACTTAATAGGAGCTTAATAAGATGGCATCTACTGCTGCCCCTTATGGTATGCGCCCTGTTCAGTTGATTGGTGGTCAGCCGTATGCTGGTTCGACCCGCCAAATCTCCATTGCTTCAGGTTATGCAACCAATATCTTCTTCGGTGACGCGGTCAAGCTCGTCGCTGCTGGTACTGTCGAAAAAGACACTGGCACGAACGCGATGACCCCGGTTGGCATCTTTATGGGATGCTCGTACACCGATCCTGGTCTCAACTACAAGGTCTTCAAGCAATACTGGCCCGCCTCGACGGCGGCGTCGGACGCTATGGCCTATGTCTGTGACGACCCAGACACAGTTTTCCAAATTCAGGCTGACGATACCATCGCTCAGGCTGGCCTTGGTGCAAACTACGCCCTGGTACAGACCGCTGGTACGACCACGGTTGGCAACTCGAAAAACGCACTCGACGCTTCGACTGCTGCCACCACTAACACCCTGCCGCTTCGCGTTATCGGTTTTGTCGATGGCCCGGACAGCGCGGTTGGGGACACGTATACTGACGTTCTCGTGAAATGGAATGTCGGTCACCAGTACGAAAACGCCGAAGGCGTTTAAGGCTTAGGAGGGTAAACAATGGCGATTTCACGCGCACAGCTTCTTAAGGAGCTTCTCCCAGGCCTAAACGCACTGTTTGGTCTGGAATACGACAAGTACCAGGACGAGCATGCAGAGGTCTACGAGACCGAAAACTCTGAGCGTTCGTTTGAGGAAGAAACCAAGCTTTCTGGCTTCGGGGCTGCTCCCGTTAAGGCGGAAGGTGAGGCGATCACCTACGACAACGCGCAAGAGGCATGGACCCAGCGTTACGACCACGAAACGGTCACGATGGGCTTCTCCATCACGGAGGAGGCAGTCGAGGATAACCTGTACGACACGTTGTCGGCTCGTTACACCAAGGCTCTCGCCCGCGCTATGGCTCACACCAAGCAGGTGAAAGCTATGGTTCCATTGAACAGCGGCTTTGGCTCGTACACCACGGGCGACGGCGTATCGCTGTTCAATACGTCTCACCCGCTGGTCTCTGGCGGCACGGTTTCGAACCGTCCGACCACGGCCACCGACCTCAACGAAACGGCGCTCGAAAATGCGACCATCCAGATTGCTGGTTGGACGGATGAGCGTGGCCTGTTGATTGCGGCAAAACCGCGTAAACTGGTCGTTGCTCCGAACGAAATGTTCACGGCAACCCGCATCCTGAAGTCGGAGTACCGCACGGGCGTGGCTGACAACGATGTCAACGCGATTGTTACCAATGGTACGATCCAGGATGGCTACACGGTCAACCACTACCTGACGGACACCAATGCTTGGTTCCTGATCACCGACGTCCCCAACGGCATGAAGCACTTTGTGCGTTCTCCGATGGCTCAGTCGATGGACGGTGACTTCGACACTGGCAACGTCCGTTACAAAGCCCGCGAGCGTTACAGCTTCGGCGTCTCGGACTACCTCGGCGTCTACGGTTCGCCGGGGGGCTCGTAAGAGCTTTCGCATTGAGGGGGCGGCTCTTCGGGGTCGCCCCCTTATGCATTGACTGTTCAATATGCGTTATCGAATGGTGTGACCAATTCTGGCACACTGATCTAAGAAAGGAGATTGTTCGATGCCTACGCACTTTACGAATGGCGTTTCCAACGTCACCCAAGGCCACCCGCTGTATGAGTTCGGCATGCCCGATCCGGCCAAGTGGGTCACCTACTTCAATGATTTCAACACGTACAACGCTTCGGATTGGACGATCACCACGGTTGAAACTGGTGCGGGTTCTGCCACTGAGGCCCTGACGGATGTTGCTGGCGGCGCTCTGCTCATCACCAACGATGCGGCTGATAACGACAGTGACTTCTTCAATCTGGTTGGTGAGAGCTTCCAATACTCTGCCACCAAGAAGATGTTCTTCCGCGCTCGCTTCAAGGTTTCGGATGCAACTCAGTCTGACATCGTCATGGGTCTGCAAATCACCGACACCACACCGCTTGCGGTTACGGACGGCATTTACTTCACCAAGGCCGATGCTTCGACGGCTGCGAGCTTTGTTGTCACCAAGGACAGCACGGCAACGACCCAAGCAAGCGTTGCCACCCTGGCTGACGACACGTTCGTCACGTTGGCATTCTTCTACAACCCGCAAAGCGGCAAGTTTGAAGTCTTCGCTGACGACAGCAAGGTTGCTGAGGTTGTGAACACGAATGCTCCGGACGATGAGTTGCTGACGGTTTCCTTCGGCATCCAGAACGGCGAAGCAGTCGCTAAAACCATGACCATCGACTACGTCTTTGCAGCGGTGGAGCGTTAAGATGCGGCGCTCAATCGTTTCAGTAAAAGGCGGCTTTGAAATCCAAGTTGATGGAGAGAAAGTCGGGAAGGTTCACAAAAACATTGAGAGCGCTGTAAAAGCACTCAAGGAAATGTTCTCGTAGTGGATCAAGCTATCGACATCAGTGGCCGAAAGGTCCTGTTTGCGATACCAACCATTGATGGCCGCGTCCATGCTTCCCTCATGTGCGCGATCATCTCTGCGGGGGCTATGTTGCGGGATCATGGGGTCGAGTGGGGCGTCCTGTTTCAGGACGGCTGTTCAATCGTGTCCCAAGCCCGCAACGCTCTCGTTAAGCAGTTCCTCGATCTTGATGGAACTGACCTGATCTTTGTTGACAGTGACGTCCACATGGAGCCGATAAGCCTGCTGCGGCTTGTAGCCCTCTCGACAGACTTAGACGTCCTTTGCGCCGCTGTCCCCCAACGCCAAGATCCCATCCGCTTCAAGGTGAAGCCTGTTCTGGATGAGGCGGGGAGGATGGTTATGGACGACGCAACTGGTCAGCTTGTCGAGGTTGAGCGTATCGGGGCGGCGCTCATGAACATTCGTCGCCACGTCGTAGACACGCTTGCGAAAAAAAACGGGAGCTATGAAAGCTATGACGAGACGCAGCACCCGCTATTGTTCCATTTCGAAGTCAACGAAGATCGCCAGTACGTTGGTGAGGATTATTATTTTTGCGATTTGGCTCGCGCTCATGGTTTCCGCATATACATTGACCCGTTAATAAAGACGTGGCATTGTGGCGAGAAAGAATTTGAGGGCGATTTCCTGCACCAGATCGTTCTTCCGGAGATGCAGGAAAAGAAACTCGTTGTAAACTCATAGCAAGGAGGTTCATGTGCCTCAGGTTAAAGCAATCACCCTTTCTCCCACGGCAACGGATGCTGATGGGATTGCTCAATCTCAAACCCCAGGCGGTGCCGGGAACCTGACGATCAACGGGGCTCTGGCCTCAGGCGGTTCTGTCACGTTCACCCAGGCGCAGCATGTTACGATCACTTCGGCTGGTAACGACAGTGGCCGCACATTTACAATCACAGGGACGAACCGCGAAGGATATGCTCAGACGGAAGCTGTCACCGGAGCCAATGCTGGTGTGGCAACCTCCTCAGGCAACTTCCTGACGGTTACCCAGATTGCCGTAGATGCTGCAACTGCAGGAGCAGTTACGGCTGGCGTTAATGGGACGTGCGAGAGCCAGTGGTATCCGACGGATTACAGGGCAGAACAATTTAACATCGGATTTGGCGTCACCCTGTCCGCGAGCGCAAACCTCACTTACACGGTTCAGCATACCTTCGATGACGTGCAAGCCAGTGATTTCCTCGAATACACGGCGAACACGTTCAACAATGACGCGGTGGCCGCAGAGACGACCGCACAGGATGGAAACTACACCAACCCTCCGACTGCCATTCGACTGGCAATTACGGCCCACACAGCGGGCTCAGCCACCCTTCGCATCGTTCCTAATGGAGGCGCATGATGGGCATCTCTTCGACAATCAAAGTCAAGCATGATGTTGAGTGCGACCTTGCAGACCTTCTGGACATTCTTGGAAGCCCGAAGGACGTTAAGGAAAGCCTTAAGAAGCTGAACGACGCCTCGAAGAAAGCGAAGGCAGACATTGAGGAATATCGTCGTGTGGCCGCAGAGAGCGAGGGCAGCATCAAAAAGGTCGGTTCCATGAAGGCTGAGGCTGAGGCAATCCTTGCTGACGCCCAAGCTCAGGCCGAAAAGGTACTGAAGTCTGCCGACGCCACCCGCAAAAGCGCATCTGAGGCGGCTAAAAAGATAAAAGCAGAGGCCGATGCGGAGCGCCAGTCGGCGCAGGAAGAACTTGCCAAAGCGAAGGAAGCTCAGAAGCAGGCTGAAAACGAAATCGAGCAGGCCCGAAAAAAGATCGATGAGCTAAACACTGATCGCTCAATGCTTGAAGCTGAAATTTCCAAGAAGCAATCAAAGGCTGAAAAATCTCTTGCCGAAGCGGAAGCCCTCAAATCTAAATACGAGGACAAACTCGCCAAGATGCGAGAAATGGTGGCGTAAATGGCAGGCGGGGGGGTTTCTAGGCTTGACTTCACGGACGCAGATAAGGCGCAGTTTTTAACAACAACGCCCGATTCCAGTTCGTCAGGATTGGTCACTAGGCCCGTGCTTCCTCACAGTCAATTTGGCGAGTTAATCACAGCCGAGCGCACGCCGATCATCGAACTCAATAGTTCATACGGCACTTCGTTGCTGCGTGACGTTATCGAGACGACCAACAGCGGGTCTGTGGCACCCGTATCCGGGGAGATTAAAATCTCTACTGGAGCTACTGCAAACAGCAAGGCACACCTGGACAGCGCAGAGGCTGGGCGGTGTAGCCCCGGCTACGGTTCGGAGCTGGGCATCGGCTTTCGCGTTCCAGCCTTGCCGACCGGAAATCAGTACGCCCAGTGGGGCGGTCACGATGTCTCCGAGAACAATGGCCTGTATTTCGGAGTAGACGCAACTGG